ATCTCATATAGGACCGAAATAAAACCACGATTAAATCCCGTGGAGTCATAGCTGGCCGAATCAAAAATACCGGCGTTCACCCTGCTTACTGTGAAGACCGCAGGGTCTGTAGGTACAGCTATACCCCATGATACCTCCCCCTGTATAGCCGAATTCGAAACAATAAGATCACGTACCGACTGTACAAACACATCAGCATCAGGTTTAATCGAAACCGACAAAATCCCTCTTACCTTTCCAGCAAGTAACCAAGAAGGAGCATTTACCAGTTTTGAGGCATCGGCATCCATGTTCCAATCTCCTATACTAATCGCTACAACGGGCATTCTATTAGCTATTATAGCCAGTAGCGATTCATAAATTTGAAACCCATTGGTCGAATTATCAGGCAGATTATTAGGTGTAACGCCAGCCTCGGACATCATTCTGGATAAAAATTGATGCAGGTCACCATAGACTACCTCGTTTACCGGGGTTCCATTACCAGACCCATCATTATCTCTTATTCTCCCGTATGGATAACTGCCTCCAGGGGGGATCACATTGGGTTTTGAAGCTAATGAGCGTGCCATTTTTTATACGTAATTAATGAATAAATATCCTATTGTCTGGACCGGTTTCGTTCTGAGGATAATCTGCCTGAATTCCAATTTGCGATTTATATCGACATCCGCAAAACTTAAATAAGGACCTGCTACGAAAAATGTACTCTTCAGATTTGGGCCGACATTGAACGATGAGTCCAAAACCTCATCCAAATAGTTCACGACAAGGTTACCGAAATAGCCACCGTGTTGTTGATCTCCGTGCTGAAAATCTCCGTGTTGTGACCCTATAATACCAAGCCCCCCGGATAAATCAAGCGGATTCTGCGTAAAGTAACCCCCGCCTCCATAGGCAAATCGATTCTCGTATACATAAACATCGAATCCTGCATCCCTAAGTTGTTTTTGCAAGAAGCGGTAATTCTCACGCGCTGGGATATTCCCCGGATGATTCATTTTTCTGATGATCGCCAGCTTTCTGTCGGCCAGCGGTACCGACCCGTTTGTGATCAGCCCCAGGCGTCGCTCCCAGGCTGTAGCGTCATCTGCGGTAAAGTTGTCGTTGTCAGGCAGAATGCTATCCAATGTGGAGATCATATCCCCATAAGCCCTGCCCTCGCTAAGCGCGAGCGCGCGATGCAGCCGGTACAGTATTCCGTTCTCGCGCATGCGAAAGGCCCTGCCTGTTGGATACAGCTGGCGCGACAACTTCAATATGCGATCCTGGAAACTCATGTAAAGGATACGGAATTCAAATTGGGGATATCGCCTCCTATGAATGTCCAGGTACTCACCGAAGTACCGTTGACCTCAATGGTTATTGCACCAAACACACTGCCCGGCCTTATAGACAGGATAGCCGATATAATTCGGTTTGCATCCAAGATATCATTTTTTGCCTCCAGCACGTCAGCGCCAGCCACAAACGGCCTGATGGCGCTTACCAAAGAATCCAGGGCATTCTCGATCGCTGTTTGTATGTCCACTGTCAATCCCTGGAAAGATGCTATCTCAATGTCTATGGTTTTGATGGTCACCGGCAGGTAATGCACTGCCCAGATCCCGAGCGGTCGGCGGCCTCGCTCATTGATTGATTTGGTGGTGTCTGGATCCATCTCCACAACAGCCTCCACCTGCTGGAGCATGGTAGCCGACGGCGTTCCCAGGCCGTCGGTAGAATCTGCAGGGGTGGCCTCAACATACAGATTCACCTCAGCAGTAGCCCCAGATTTCGCATAGGGATAGACTCGAGCCACGCCCTGTACGTCAGCCGCCCAAATTCTAAAATCGCTGGCAGCGCCGCCATTGGGCTCCAGCTGGTAGGCCAATACTGCCGCTGATCGGTAATCCTCAATGTTCTCGGAATCCAAGGGAGGTACGCTTTCAGATGAAACTACTGCCGATCTGTTCACATTGGCGATCGGGGCCGTGGCCGTAAGCGTGTCGCCGGCCGCCAGCTTGCTGGCTGTCCCTGCGGTAAGGGCGCGCAGGGTGATCTCATCCGATGTCGTTACCATGATATAGGCGTTATCCAGGATGAAAAGAAAACCCGGGCTAAGGGAATCATCATTGCTCTTAAAGGTTGTTTGGGCAGGGATAAGTGCCGCTATCACGCCCGTTACAGTTACCTTGTACTGTCCAGCCTGGGCCGGGAACGGATCACGGCCCAGTTTTATGCGTCCGAATCTCTCCAGCGTGCCGCCAGAGGCCTCGGGATCTGCTGTATCGACGAATACATTTTTTTGCACCACACCTACCGCCAGGTAGAAAAGTTTCAATTTAGCGGCCTGGACGGCGGCGAGTGCCCGAATAAATACCTTTCCAAAAATCGGTATAGAAAATCCGAATTCAGTTTCAAGGTCCGATTTAATCGCGGTGTAAAGCTGCGATATGGTGGGTATGTTGATCATATAAAGTCGAAATCCAGATCGTAATCAAATCCGTTTGTAACCGGGCCTGGCGCAATCCCAGGACCCTTTTCCTGAGGTGTTATAAGTTCCGCGCGCGTAGCATCCCAGATGAAAATAAAATCCCTTCGCTCAATGTTGCCGGGCTGCTGCAGACGCACCCCTATTACCACCCGATCAGTGGCCACGATCGACACGGCAATAGCCACCTGGCAAAAGTCTTTCATAAAAAGAAGGTCTGCCTTTACCGCCTGCTCAATCAACCTGGCGCCGGCGCTGGTCAGCGGGGTATTAACCAGAGCCCGCTCCGTATTGGAATTGAACTGCACACCCTGATCATTGGGAAAGAATAATGCATTGCCCCACCAGCTGAAATCCTGCTCCGTTTCAAGGCGCTTGTTTGTCGTGCTCGCCTCAGTATTCCCACCGAACATTGCGAGATACGGCATATTCTCAAAGCCTTGAATCCATGATAGGTCCTTAGGCTTCTTTACCAGGTCTCCGCCGTTACCGTTGTCTTCTATTACGAGCAAATCCATGGCTAAAATTGCAGGGTTGAACTCAATGAAATCGGGATAGGCCCTTTACCGGAATCGACCTCAGCTCTGCCGGTCTCATCCTTCACTGTAATGGTAGCGTTTTGTTTGTTCGTTATGGAATCGATTCGATTCGTCATTGCCTCCTGCTCTGTAACCTTTGGATTGACGGCTGGCGTAACCTGCAAGCCCATATCTACCCTCATCTGCTCAATCCCCTTAGCAATCTGCGCAAGCTTTTCAGATCCGGTAAAACTTGCCATAATCTGGAGCACCTGCTGCAGGGGATATATTATGGCATTGAATATCGTTTTACCGACCGCCATAATTCCAGAAACAATGCCACCAGTCGAAAACGATTTGGCGATGAAGTCCCAATTTTCTCGGAACGATTGAATCAACGACACGACGAACCCCAGAGGACCGAGGACTAAAGACAGTGCCGCCCCCCATTCATTCCAATGTTTGACCATGGCAACAACGACAACGATGAGGGCTGCCACCGCAATCACTGTGAGGCCTATTGGGTTTGCGCTCATCGCCGCATTCCACGCCCATTGAGCCGCCGTTACCAGCTTCGCGCGCGCCGCCCAAATAAGCATTACATCAGCCCACAACTTCACGCCGAAAGCTATACCGGATACAGCTAAAGACAGAATCCCTATAGTGGCCGCTAGTATCAAAATAGTCTTTGTGGTTTTGGGGTTATTCCTGGCGAATGCAGTAAACGCTCTCAGTACCGGCACTATCATTTTAATCAGATCGTTTAATACCGGCAGCAGCAATGTGCCCGCAGTAATCGCAAATACCTTGAGGTTGTTCTGAGCTTTTGCCAGGTTGGCCGCTGTCGTGTTGTTCTTTGCGTTATACTCGTTTAAAAGTGATGTGCCGGCCTGAAACTCTCGGTTAGAGATGCCCTGAAATTCAGCCAGCATGTCCAGTGACGAGCCGAGTGCACCCACAACTTTTATGGCACCGGCGTCTGTAAGCTTTAGGGCCTTCAGTGTCTTTGACAAACCCACGGCATCCATGCCTTTGAGTGATTTGGCAAACTCGGTCACAAACTTTGATGGGTTGGTGTTGATCAGATCTGCAGCCTGTTGATTGGTCAGGCCCATTTGCTTAGCGAATTTGGATAGATTTTGAGATCCGGTTAAGAGCACGTCACCGAAGGCACGCGAAGCTATTTCCGCAGTTATCCCTGCTTTATTGAACACTGATCCAAATGCGGCCACATCCTGGATAGATGGCTTAATGGCATCCGGGAGCTGGCCCACCCTAGAGATGAATTCCGTCAGCTCAGGCACGACGACGCCCTTTGCCGATAATGCGTTGATGGCGGATCCGGCGCGTGTTATCGCATCGCTGATTTCAAGATTTCGAGTTTCTTTGAAAAGAGTTTTGAGCCCACTGATAGCCCGGGTAGCACCATCTACCCCTCCGGAGAAGTCAGAGCCGAGGGCAACATTGAATTTATTTACCGAATCCGTAAATCCCACGAGGTCTTTTTCGGCAATACCAAGCTGGCCGCCGATGGCGCCGATGGTTTGCAACTCCTCAATGGATGTCCTCGTGTCGCCGGACATTGACAACAGCGCATTACCATATTTCTCAAGCGATGCACCGCTGAGCCCCGTGGTCTTTGCGATGTCGGCCATCCTGTCCTCAAAGGCTATAGCCTCGCGCGTTGCCAAGATGAGAGGGGCCAAGACAGCCAAACCGATAATGGCTGCTTTTTTCGAAACATCAGCCGCGGCAGATGACAACGATCTGAACCGCCGTTCCATCCTGGCAAGCTCCTCCTGCGTCGTTTGTGAGAGGGATTTTACCGAGCGCACTATCCCGCGTATAGGCTGCGTCATCTGATCGACAGCTTTAAACACGGACGGGATGGTAAACGCTTTCATTTTTTTTCTTTGATCAGCTTCTTAATCTCTTCATTCACCTTGATCACATCGTCCACCCAGAATTCCAAACCTAAATGGTCTACCCTATCAAGATAAAGGCCACCCAAAATTTGAGGTGGCCAATGGTGTTCTCGGGCTACCGTCCTAAACATATTGTTTAGGCTTTCTGGGTCTATATAAAAAAACTCGCTATGCTCCTCGTTATGCGGCGATCAGATGAATCCAAGCTTTTTATAATGCCTTTCGGCTGTTTGGTCAGCGCTGCCATGATTGCCACTAACCGCTCATCACCATCTGTGGCAGATACTCCTTTCATGTACGGATGCTGGTCTTTATCCGTCATCCTGGCCCTGAATTTCAATTCGCTTATTTCCTGATTCTCACCGATCGGGAAAAATAACGTTTGCGTGAATTCCATTGTGTCCGGATTCAAAATCAGAACACCCTCCTCCATCGCACTTTGAATAGTTTCAATGGAATCCTTATGATTTTCCCGGTGATCCTTGAGGATTTTTTTCCAATCCAGCCACTTTTCAACCTCGGCCTGGGCCATTTCTGCAGTCAACTTTGCCATCTTATCCGACTATTTTTTTCATTTCTCCGCCACCTGATACCTTGATAGCCATTGTCCCAACGTTGGTATTCCCCTGGATGTCACCAACCGGGCGCCCCTTGGCCTTCCATACGGTGCCATTGATATGGGTGAACGTCCAGTCGGCATCCACCGGATGCGCAGCCAATGCGGAGGCCTGGCTTAGCTCGTCCGTGGAATTCATGTCCCAGGTTACGGTGCCCTCGCCAAACCATTTAACACGGTTTAGCTGGTTGATCGCGCGGCCGCCGCCGTCAATCTGATTGGCGTCATCGTTGGTCCTGAAACCCCCCGTGTCAAATGTAAAATCCTCATTTGATTTCGGGTACCAAACGCCATTCCCTATATCGGGATGGTTATATGTGATTTCAAGAAGATCACCGGAGACAACTGCCATATTTCATTAATTTAATGTTCCAAAGTTAAATCCGGCCTCTGCCGTGGTGCTGGCGATTCTTGCTACACCGCTACGCTTATACCTGAAGAATGTCTCCAGCCTGTCAGGGTTCACCGTGCTGATGTTTACGCGTATGGATGTCTGCGTGAACTTCTTATCCACGATGAGACCACGCTGCTCAAGATCTTCGGCATATGAGTCCACAATGCCTTTCCATGTTTTTGGCTTGATAACATTCGATACCAGAACAGTATCGGAGTCTCTGGCTATAACCTTGTCACGCACGTTTATTTCCTCGAGCAACAGGTAACCATAGCGCACATTAAAATCGAGCATCAGGTTCCGGCAGTATCGGAATTGCGGGGGCACCTCACCCATAGGGTGATAGGTCGTAACAAAATCTTGCACCTGGTAAGCGCCCGCCACAAGGTCAACGGTTGAGCAGCCTTTTTTCACGATTGCATCCCTGTTGTCATATATCGACATGCTGCCGATCTGGTCAGGGGTGGGCATATCGGGATATGATTTACCTCCGACATCGAGGTGAGGAGTATTTTGAGAGATTACCGAAAAGAGGAGAGCCATATTAGCCGCTGCCTCAAAAGCAAATCCCTTGCTCGCAGGCGCGGGGGCTACCGCTATGGTCACCTCAGAGGAACGGCCATCGGTCAATGAGCTGGGATCGTCAAGCACGGAGCCGCTGACAGCTATGAATGGCTTGAATACGATTCCCGAATAACGGCCGGTAGGCAATGTATTGGATGGCTTACCGTTAAACGCCTCCAGGGCGTCAAGTATTGACGACACCAATCCGTATGTATTGACCACTATGGTATTCCAATAATTTTGGAATTGGGCCAGTGCTGGAGCAATAGACGGCGTGCCTGATCCGGATTGCATTTGTGTTACGGCATATGTAAGGCCCAGCGCGCTGTCACCGGTATCAACGGACACATTCAGATCATTAGCTGTAAGGCCTTTCCACTTGGTCTCCAATCGAACATCGTAATCGTATGACGTTGCGATTACGGGCGCACCCAAGACAGCGTTTACGGCATCCTGAATCTTGTCCGTGATCGTTCCGGTTGTGTCACCT